TAACCGGAACACAAGTTAATGTTTCGCAAAATTCAGTAGTTATAGAATTATTGACATCAGTAGAAGTAATAGGATCACAAGTTAATGTTTTAATAAATAGTGTTACAGAAGATATTGTAACAGGTGTTTTTGTTACTGGATCTCAACTAAACGTATCACAAAATGGAGTGACGATTACAGCTAATGCTGGTGTTGATACTACAGGTGTTCAAATTAATACTTTAATAGGAGATGAATCTGTAACAGGTGACGCTAATATAAATATTACAGGATCGCAAATAAATGCACTTATATCATCTGTCATAACTAATGCTGATAGTAATTTATCAGTTACAGGATCTCAAATAAATTTAGACGAAGGCTCAGTTACAACAGACATTCAACCTGATGCTGGTTGGGGTAATAATGCTTGGGGTATTGTTCCTTGGGGTTTAGAAAACGATATTATTACAACAGTTACAGGAACTGCTTTAGCTACTTCTGTTAATTCTGTTGATACAAATGCAGATGGTAATCAGTCTGTAAATGTAGATGAAGATGATGATATTGTTATATTTTTAAATAGTGTAACAACAACTGCTGATGCCAATGTAAGTATTACTGGATCAAGATTAAATATAGCTGAGGGGTTAGCTGGAGCTATTGTTTCTGCAGATGCAAATGTAAATGTTACAGGTTCTCAAATAAATTTAACGGTTGGTACAGCTGTAGGGGGTACAATACAAGAAGTAGACGTAACAGGTTCTCAAATTAATGTTTTAATAGGTAACGAAAGTACAACTGCAGACGCTAACGTAAGTGTTACTGGTTCTCAAATAAATTTAACAGCAGGTCAAGCAGATATTGCATTTGGTTATGACGTTACAGGATCTAGGATAAATACTCTAATAAATTCAGTGACAATTGTGGGTAGTGCCAACGTAGATGTTACTGGTATACGCTTGAATACTTCAATAGGATCTGCTAATGTAACAGCATGGGCAGAAGTACAAACAGGGGCTAATAATACTTGGACTCCAGTTGACTTAGCTGCTTAAATGTATTATTTAAATAATTATATAGGAGCATAAATGACATCAAGTTATTCTACAGACCTCAAAATAGAACTAATGGTCACTGGCGAAAATGCTGGTACTTGGGGTGATAAGACTAATGATAACCTAAACGTAATCCAACAAGCTATTGCTGGATACGGAGAACAAAGTATAGCTGGCGGTGCTCAAACTACAGCTTTAACAATTGCAAATTCACCAACATTATCTGTTGCAAGAAATATCGTAATAAAATTAACAGGAACAATTACAGGAAATCAAATTGTAACAGTTCCATCAGGAATTGAAAAAACTTGGATTGTATCAAATGGTACAACGGGTGCATTTACAGTAGAGTTTAAAACGTCAGGCGGAACAGGTACTACTTGGTCTACAACTGATAAAGGAATTAAAATATTATATTCAGATGGAACAAATATAAACGCAGTAGATATTACTACGTTATCTGGAACAGTTGCTTCTGCACAAATTGCAAATCTAGCAGTCACATCTGCTAAACTTGCATCGTTTGCAGTGACTGAAGCTAGACTTGCATCATTTGCAGTTACAACTTCAAGACTTGCAACAAATGCTGTTACAGCAATTAAAATTACACAATCAACAATTACACAATCAAAACTAGCAGCTAACTCTGTAGGATCAAATCAATTGATTTCAACTGGTGTTACTGCTGCGACTTATACAGCGGCTACTATTACAGTTGATGCTGACGGTCGGATTACTGGCGCATCTTCTGGATCAGCGGGTGCTGGAATGGGAATACCAGTATTGTATTCAGAAGGACCTGCTTCTGGAACTTACACTGCAAACCCAGCTGCAAATAGAGCTGGTGTTTATCTGTATGCCGGTGGCGGAGGTGGTGGTGGAAGCAGTAATTATGGTGGCTCAGGCGGTACTGGAGGTGGTGGTGGATTTGGTTTTTTTAATAAACCTATATCACAACCTTTTTCTCAACCTTTTTCAATTGGAGGAGGTGGTGGAGCAGGAAGAAGTGGAGGTGGTAATCAAGGACCCGTCAATGCTGGTGCTGCTGGTGGTAATTCAACTGTGGCAAATGTTGGAACAGTTAATGGAGGCGCTGGAGGTAATGCTGGAGGACCTAACCCAGGAAATACAGGAGCCTCCGGTAGTGCACCAGGTGCTTCTTTAACGTATCCAGCTAGAGATTTTGTTGTAGGAGGGAGTTTTGGTAGTGGTGGTGGTAGTGCTTCTCCAGGAACTTCTGGAACACTTGTAATATTTGAAAATACAGGAACATAATATGAGTTATTTTATTTTTTTAAAAGGTTTAGATAACGTTGAAGGAACAATTTATAAAATAACAGAAAATAAAATTGATTTAAATAATTTAAATATAAATCAATCAGATTATAAAATAATTGAAGATTCTCAATTTGATTTTAATTTAATAAAATTAAACAATAAATCAGTAAGTAAATATAATGGTAATATTGTTACTTTTATTGATCAAACTATTTCATTTGAAAAAAAAGAAGACTTACAAAACTATTTAAATAATTGTAAAAATCAAATTAAACAATTTATAGACAATAATATCAATCACTCACAATTTGTTCTATGGAATAACTATTTTAATCAATTAAATTCTTTAAATTTAGATGAAATTACATATCCTCTAAATAAATCATTAGAGCAGTATTTAAATGATTTAGGACAACCTTATTATAATATTTTACAATTACCATAAAAAATGATATTTAAAGTATCATGTTTGATAAAGAGATAGAATTTAGTGCTCACGAAGATTATTTTGCACTAAAAGAAGATTACCCAACACCTGCAAAATTAAATGTTCCCGAATGGTATAAAAATTTAGAACACACTGTTTTAAACAAAACAGTTAAAGGTTGTATGCCTTTTTTAGATTCTTTAACTTCTGGGTATCTTTTAAAAATGCCACAAGATCTTTATATAAGACACAATGTAATTAATAAAAATGAAAAAGGAGAAGAATTTAAAGATAGTTTTCAAACTTATGGACTTTATGATCAATCACAACTTTTACACGCTAAAACTGTAAATTTAAATTCTGGAATAGATGCACATCCGATAGAACAACTTAAAGACTCCCCTTTGATTGAAAAAAATAAAAATTTACCTTTTTATAAAATTTTAAATCCTTGGAAAATAAAAACACCAAAAGGATATTCTTGTTTGTTTGTACCTCCTTTGAATAATTGTGATGATAGATTCTCTATAATTCCTGCAATTGTAGATACAGATACTTTTCCAAATGAAATAAATTTTCCAATAGTTATTAACGGAGATAAGTACCCTATTTTAGAAACTTTGATTAAAAAAGGAACACCTTATGTTCAGATAATACCATTTAAAAGAGATTTTTGGAAAATAATTACAAAACCAAGAAAACAAAAAGAAATACAAAATTCTAAGCTTTTTTATTGTTTAAGAACACTAAATATATATAAAGATAAATATTGGAGTAAAAAATCATATAAATGAAATATATTCAAAAAGAACTTTTTGATATTATAGATTCATTACATAAAAAAATAAAAGAAAATATTTTTTTAAGCGGTAAAGAAAACTATTATTTAAAACATTATGTTTTAAAAGAAGAACAAAAATTTTTTAACGAAACGGTGGAAAATTTAATTAATATTAATTATATTAACAATTGTTTAAAACAAAAAAGACTTAATTCAATGTTAGAAAGAGATGAATTTTTAAAAAATCAAACTTTCCCAGATAAAAAAAATACTTATTGTTTATTTGAACAAGGTTTAAAAAATATAGTTACTTGGAAAGGAGAAACTATTTTAAAAACTGTTTATGATTTAATTATTTATCAGATGTTACTTTGGGAATTGAAACCTAAAACTATTATTGAAATAGGTTCAGGAAATGGTTCGAGTTCTAGATATTTAAATGATCTAAATAAAATTTATAAAAATAATTGTGAAATATTTACATTTGATATGGTAAATAAAAATAATTTAGAAGACAATATACATTATTTAAATGTAGATTTAAAAGATATAAACTCACTTAATAAATACCTTAATATTTTTAATAATTTAAAAAAGCCAACGTTAATAATAGAAGACGCTAATGTAAATTATAACGAAGTTATTAAATATTTTTCAAAATTTTTAATAAATGGTGATTATTTTGTGATAGAAGACTCAACAAATTCGTTAGATACAAGTACAAATAAACTTTTTATAATAGAGAACATTTGCATGGAAGAAAAATTTATGATAGATACAAAATATACAGACTATTTTGGAGTTAATATGACTTCGGCCAAAAATAGTATCTTGAAGAAAGTTTAATTATGGAAATAAAAAATTTTATAAAGATTTATGATGAAGCCTTACCTTGGAATGTATTATGTAATTTAATTCGTTTTGCAAACGTTTCAAAATTTGAAGAAACAAAAGTAGGTGGTGGAGAAGAAAGTAGAACTGATTTTAATATTAGAAGAACGTATGCTTTACCATTATCAAATTTAAATAATTCATTATCTAATGTTCATTGGTTTAATTTATTACAGTTTTATTTTGATAAAAATCTTAAACAATATAAGTTTGATGCAAATGTTTTAGATTATGAATATAAAAATATTTTTGATATTGAAATTTTAAAATACGAAAACACTGGTTTTTATACTTGGCATGTTGATCATTTTTCAAATGTTCCAAGGACAATGAGTTGCATTTTGTTATTAAATAATGATTATGAAGGTGGAAATCTTTGTTTTAGAAATCCAGATGGGAGTGGTGAATGGGAAGTAGAAGTTAAACCAAATAGAATGATTATTTGGCCAAGTACTTTTTTATATCCACATACAGTAAAACCAGTAACGAAGGGAAAAAGGTATTCAGTAGTAGCATGGGCACTATAAAAGACTTTAAATATAAATTAATAAAAAATTTCTTAACAAAAGAAGAAATTAAATTATTAAATGATTATTGCAGAATTAAACACAGAATAAATTTTAATTCTTTTGATTTTGAACAAAACGATAATGGAGATACTTATTTTTATGGAGATCCATTAATGGAGTCTTTAATGGTAAATAAATTAGAATTAATGCAAAAAGAAACTAATCTAGAGTTATTACCAACTTATGCTTTTTGGAGAATGTATACAGTAAATGCAGATTTAAAAAAACATACGGATAGGCCGGCATGTGAAGTAAGTGTTACTGTAATGATAGGCTCTGATGGAACTCCTTGGCCTATATACATGGATGGAACAGAAATAAATATGCAACCTGGCGATGCTGCTGTTTATTTAGGATGCGAAATTGAACATTGGAGAGAAGAATTTAAAGGAGATTGGCATGCACAAACATTTTTACATTATGTAGATAAAAATGGATTAAATAATGGATGGGTTAAAGACAAAAGATTAATATACGGGATACAAAAATGAAATTTAAACAATATGATAATGGGTCTTGTGATATAGAATTTTCTTGGAAAGAAAGAATTATTTTATTTAAGAGAGGAAAACTTCATTTATCAGATGAAAATTTAAGACATTTTGGAAATAATCTTGTTAAAATAGTATCAGATTGGCAATTTAAATTTAAAGAAGAAATAACTAAAAAACAAACATTTAAAGACACAATTATTAAAGGTGAGTGATAAAAAAATTTATTTCTTGTGTGCCTTACCAAGGGCAGGTAATACTTTATTGGGTTCTTTAATAAATCAAAATTTAAATTTAAATATAACAGCTAATTCAATTTTACCGGATGTAATTTATCAATTAAATATTTTAAAAGAAAATTTAATTTTTAAAAATTTTCCAGATAAAAGTTCTTTGGACAATGTAATAAATAATGTTTTTAATAATTATTATAAATCTTGGAAAGCTGATCATATAATAGATAGGGGTCCATGGGGTACTCCAGCAAATTTATCTAATTTAAAAAAAATAAAAAATAAACCTAAATTTGTTATTCTATACCGACCAATTATAGAATGTCTTGCCTCTTTTATTAGAATTGAAAAACCAATAAATGTTAAAGAAAGATGTCATCAATTAATGCAAGAAGAAGGTATGATTGGTAAATCATTATGGAGTATAAAAAATATTATAAAAGAAAAAGAAGATTATATTATTATTAAATATCCTGATTTAGTAGAAAAACCAATAAAAGAAATTAATAAAATTTATAAATTTTTAAATATTAATTTATTTCATCATAAATTTAAAAACATCGACCTGTTTTCTGTAAATAATATCAAATACGATGATAGTGTTTTAAATGCGCCACTACATGAAATAAAAACTGATAAAATAGAATTTAATAAATATAAAATAGAAAATTACCTGCCGGACGATATAATTAAACAATATTCTAATCTAGACATATGAAAATTTTAATATTTGGATTACCAGGATCAGGCAAAACTACATTTGCAAAGAAATTAATAGAAGGTAAAAAGATACCACACTTCAATGCTGATGAGATTAGAAAGTTATTTGAAGATTGGGATTTCTCAGAAGATGGTCGTAAACGACAAGCTAATCGTATGATGACTATGTGTGATCTTGCAGTTAATCATGTCGTTGTAGATTTCGTTTGTCCATTTGAGTCTTATAGATCATTTTATGATATGAAGATTTGGATGAATACAATTGATAAAGGAAGATTTGAAGATACTAATAAAGTATTTGAAAAACCTAAAAAAGTAGATTTTGAAATAACTGATTTTAATTACAATAATATTATAAAAGAAGTATATGAAAAATTATAATTTATATAAAAAGTTTCTTACTAAAGAAGATTATGATAGATTATTCTAAACCAACAGCACAAATGCTTGGACGATGGCAGCCATTTCATGATGGACATATTGCTTTATTTAAAGAAATATTAAAGAAGACTGGACAAGTTGTTATTATGGTTCGATCTATGCCTCAAACAGAAAACAACCCATTTATATTTGAAGATATAAAGAAAAGAATTGAAGAAAAATTAAAAGACTATGCAGGTAAATTTGATGTTGTGAAAGTTCCAAACATTACCAATATATGTTATGGTAGAGACGTTGGTTATAAGATTGAAGAGATTGTTCTTCCAAAAGAAATACAAGAGATCTCTGCTACAAAAATAAGGCAACAAATAAAAATTAATAAAGAATAATTTAGATGATTATAATAACAAAAATAAAAAACTATAAAGAAATAAATAAAAATATATTAAATTTAATAGATAAAATCCCCACAAATCCATTAATAGAAAATTTAGACAACATATCCCATACTGACTATAATTTACCTAAAAATTTTAAAAGAGAGTATTTAGAATATTTTTTAAAAATTATAAATCCTTATTTTGAAGAAATATGTTTTAAGCTACATACAAAAAAAATAGAAATATCTTATGCTTGGTTTCAACAATATACAGAAAATAATACACATCAATGGCATACGCACCCTAAAGCACATTTTACTAATGTTTATTTTGTTGAACTTCCTTGCAAATCGGTGTCTACTGAAATATTAAATTTTAATAATTTAGACTTAAATGAAGGTGATTTATTAACATTTCCTGCTTATTTCTATCATCGTTCTCCTATAAATTTCTCTGGAAAAAGAAAAACCATAATATCTTTTAACATCGATATTTACGACTACAAAGGTAATTAATCATTAATTGTTAATTACATAGATATAAGGTATAATGATTTATGCCTTTAAAAAAAATACCGGTAGCACCAGGATTTGATAAGCAAGATACTGCATCCCAAGCGGAAGGTCGCTGGATAGATGGGGATAATGTACGTTTTCGTTACGGAAACCCTGAAAAAATAGGGGGTTGGTCAGAAATATTAGCAGATACATTAGTAGGCGCTGCTAGGAATCAATGGATATGGGCAGATTTAGACGGCAACAGATATGCTGCAATTGGAACTAATAAAGTATTAGTTATTTATTTTGAAGGTGCCTTTTACGATATTACACCATTAGATACAGCATTAACTTCTTGCACATTTAATACAACTACAGGATCTGCAACAGTCACAGTTAACAAAGCTGGTCATGGATTATCTGTTGGAAGAATAGTTAGATTTAGTTCTATTACTCCACCAACAGGATTTGCATTAGCTGATTTTACAAATGCTTTTGAAGTTATAACAACACCTACATCAGGTACATTTACAATAACAATGCCTGTAGTTTCATCAGGAACTGCAACAGCATCTGGTACTGCAACTTGTAATCCTTACTTTGATTTTGGTCCATTTGGACAAACATATGGATATGGTTATGGTACATTTAACTGGGGTGGATTTAGCTCAACAGTTACTCAAACTGCAATTAATCAAGGTGGAGGTATAGATAATGCAGTTACTACTATTCCAGTAGATTCTACAACAGGATTTGCAACAACTGGAACAATATTAATAGGATCAGAATTAATTACTTATTCAGGTAAAACTGCAACAACTTTTACAGGAGCTACTAGAGGAGCAGAAGGAACAACTGCTGCAGTTCACGCAGACAATGTGGTTGTATACGATGCGGCAACTTTTGTTGGTTGGGGTGAAGCCTCTCAGGTGCAAACTGCTATAAGATTAGATCCTGCAAACTGGTCGTTAGATAACTTTGGTCAAATATTAATTGCAACAATGCACAATGGTCCTACATTTACTTGGGATCCATCAGCTGCAGATGCTTTAAATACAAGAGCAGTTATAAATGCTTCAATGCCTCAAACTTCTGTAATGACTATAGTATCTGATAGAGATAGACATCTTATTCATCTTGGAACTAATGAAACATTACCTAATGGTACACAAGATAAAATGCTTATAAGATTCTCAGACCAAGAAAATTATAATGATTATGCTCCAACATCAACAAATACTGCAGGTACTTTTAGATTAGATGCTGGAACTAAAATTGTAGCAGCGGTACGAGCTAAAGATTATATATTAATACTTACAGATGATGCTGCTTATTCAATGCAATTTGTAGGACCGCCTTTTACGTTTAGTATTAGAAAAGTTGGATCTAATTGCGGATGTCTTGGGCAGCATGCAGTAGTCTTTGCAGAAGGTATTGTGTTCTGGATGGGCGATTCTGGAGGCTTTTTTGCATTTGACGGTACAGTTGTTTCTGTTCCAAGTTTAGTTGAAGATTTTGTATTCACGACAACAAGTGATAATTTAGGAATTAATTACGATGCTAGTGAAACAGTTTTTGCATCTCATAATAGTTTATTCCAAGTGATAATGTGGTTCTACACTAAAGCGAATTCTTCTGAAATAGATAGAGTAGTTACATACAATTATGGTGAAA